TGTCAAAGGTGACAATTTCCTGGTGAATGACCCACTGGCCGTTGGGCAAACGCTGTCCGATCGTGGCCGCAGGGGTCAAACCAAAGTCCAGACCCACCTGGATGGGCACTGTAGGCTCCACCACGGTGTCCCCAGACATGGCCGCATCGTCATACTCTGGCCAAACAGCGCGGCCTTCTTGCACATAGGTGTACAGACCCCCGGCATAGCAGCGAATCCAGTCCAGATTCTTGCCCAGCAGCATCTGCGGGTAGTAGCCAGCGGGCAGATTGTTTATGTTCTCGGCCTTGGGGTTGACCTTCCACCACTTGCCAGCAGAGAAGATATGGTCGTTAGCCTCGGGATTCTCGGGCAGCAGGTCAGGATCAGCCTCCATCACGCCCCCAGGCTGCTTCCAGAACTTCCAGGCATAGGGCCCGGTCATCTTTTCTTTCTCAGCCATGTTGTGCCACCAGTGGTCATCATCCATGGGGTTGGTGTCCATCCAGATGCCGTGCCAAGTAGCGCCGCCATCGCGCTTGGTAGGGTAGCGTCCCACCCGGTGCGTGAGGCCGTCTATGACCGCTTTAGGCAGCTCCCTGGCCTCGTTGACCCAGGCACCTGTCAGCTCCAGCGAGAGCAGCTTGCGAACGTCCTTGGGCTGGTCTAGGGCCAGGAATATGACCTCGCAGTCAATGCCAGCAGCCCCATCACGGGCAGGCAGCCGGATATGATGGGTAATAGGCGGTGTCCAGAGCATGGGGCCAAAGGTGCTCTCTGGGAACAGATCCAGCCATGTCTTGATGGTGGTGGTTTTCAGCATGGGGTAGCTGTTACGCACCACTGCCCAGCGGGTGTATCGGATATTGTCTACAGGGCTGGGCTTTTGTTTGACGGCCTTGATGAAGATCTTGCTGGCGCAGCCGTAGGACTTGCCGCTACCCACAGGGCCCATGATGCCCTGCACAAAGGCATTGGACTGGATGAAGTCATAGATGGTCGGTGACTTGCTGAAGTCCAGCCGCAGACCCCCTGTGGCCACCGCTTTGTCAGACTGCTCTTTAGTTCTTGCCATTGGCTACTGCTTTCATAAAGACATGGAACTGCTTGGGGTCTAGCGTCAGGGTGCGAGGCTTGCTCGACAAGCCGTGCACGGTAGACATATCCACCCCGGTGGCCCGCTTGGAGTTGACCAAGGCGCTGGAGCTCTCTGAAGACAATTGGGATATCCTCAAATCAGACCAGTCAATCTGCCTGGGTCGGGATGGATCACGCCAGTGAAAGGCGCTCAATGGGTGGCACTTGCAGGTGTACTTCATTTATTGGGGCAATCTCTTCCCTGGCGGCAGTGGCCATTACACGGCGGGCATACGGTACGCATAGACAGCATCACACTGGCCTTTTGGCGCACCTCTGCACTCACCGCATGACCCAGGTCTTCAGGGTCTAGCAGACGCAGAATAAAGCTACGCAGGGCTACGTTGTACGCTGCAATGCGCTCGGCAGCGGCCCGTAGGGTTTCGATGTCGGTCATTGCTTACCTCCTATTCCGTGGGCGCGCTCGATGGCGCGGGCGAACTCTTCCATGCTGTCGTACTCACCAGCGCGGATTACCGCCTTGATCTCCTCATCCGTCAGCGGCTGGCGCTTGGCCTTTTCCCTCCAGAAGTCTGCGTTGCCTGCATAACGCCTCGCCTCCTCTTCCCAATACGACTCCTGCCGCTCGGCCTGCTCAATGGCGCTGCGAAGGGCGGTGATGATGTTGTACTGAGTACCAGCAGGCCACAGCTTAGATGACGGGCTGTCTAAATATTCCAGCGCCTGCTTCATTGCGTCGATGCTCATCACTCTTCCTCCCGGTTAGGTGCGACCACGTTCACATCAATCACGCTGGGTTTCTCGCTGCCGTCATCAGGATTGTCCAGCAGGCCACTAGCTTTAGCCAGCAGACGCAGCAGAGCAACCTTGTCATACAGCTCAATCTCCAGATAGGAGTTGCCATCCTTGTCCACCCTGGCATTGATCTTCTTGATCGAAGCCAGAGCGTGTTCAGGAATCTGGCTGGCACTCTTTACCTTGAGCCTGCCATCCTCATCCCAGGTCGCTATGTGCGTAATGTTTGTCATGGCCATAGACACCATCTGATACGCAATAGCCTCCCGGTTGCCAGTAATCGTGGCACTGCGCTCCATCCGTCTCTGGACAGAACGCACGCCACCCCAGTTCTTCAGACTAGGAATCTGCTCAGAGATCTGCGACTTAGTTCTTGCCATCTCTCGCTTTCAGCATCGCGTCGGCCAAGCGGAAGGCATCAATGGCCACCTCGCGGTTGCCAACAGCGGGCGCCATCTCGCGGGCCTCGGAACACCAGCCATTGGCCAGCAGCCCCTGCAGGGCAGAGGCAGCAAACATATCCCGCGCCTCGGCACCCGCCAGTTCTTCAGCCATCTGCAGATGCTTGTCTATCCAGCCGTCTGCTTGCTCAACGGTGTACTGGCCGCTGGCGAGTCCAGCCAAGATCTCAGCAATGGTTGGGATCATGTCGGGCCTCCTAGAACGGAATGTCTGAGTCATCAGCAGGCTGAGGCTGGTAGCCGTTGCCCTTGGCCTCATTGTGCGCGTCTACAGGCTTGGCCTGCACCGCCTTGCCAATCTTCACCGCCACCCAAGCCTCACCAGCCTGAGTCTTCTTAGGCGTAATGTCCAAGTAATGAACACTCCCATCAGGCAACATTACCTTACCCCGATAAGGAGGATGCCAGTCCTCAGTCTTATCCTTGTTCTTAAAAGCACTGCCCTGTCCAGGTTTCATCTCATAAGCCATAACTCACTCCTTTGAAAAGTTAACAAATACCCTTGCCATGAAATAGGGGGGAAAAATTCAGGGAGACACCCCCAGCGGTAGGTGAGGGGTGGGGGGAGGGATATACCCCTTTGCGCCTACATACCCTATCGCACCCATCCATACCCTACCCCCCTTGCTTTGCGCTGTCATACCACCCCCACCCCCTGGCTACCCGTCACAAACCCAAACGTTCGTTAGGGTCTGTTACGCCATCCGATCCTGAGGCCTACAAGGCGCTTGAAGGGTGACTGGCTACCCATGTCTAGGCCCCCTCCCGTTCGCGTCTCCTAGGGCCTTCTAGGTGCCTTCCTGATGCCTTGGCATCTTGGCGAACATCCGATGCAGCTCAAGCACGCCTGTCCGCAGGTGCTCGGGCTTGGGCGTGATGCCCTCGACCGCGTACGCATCCATCAGGTTCTTAAAACAATCCTCAATCTCAACCAAAGTTAAACCTTCTTCTTTTAATCTTTTAACATCCTCTAAGGTTAACCTAATACCTGTGTTCTCTGCGTTCGTCACAACCCCCAGGTTGTTCTTAGGTTGTGTATGAGAAGGCTCTTCATTGACAACCTCCTGGTTGTGATTGGGTGCGCTCCTGGTGCGTCTCTGAGCGCCCTTCTGGTTGGCCTCCTTGATGGCCTTCACTGTCCTGCTCTCGCCTTGCTTTGCCATAGGTGCGTTTCCCTTCCGTGGTTTGTTCAGTGCTGTCGCAATAGCTTGGGCTATTACCTTTTGTGCGTCCCTATCTACCTCTTCTTGCATAGCCTGCTCCTTCTTCATAATGGGTGGCCTTGTATCCTCAATTGCGCTGGTCACGGCTATTGCTGTGTCCGTGTCTACAGTGCTGTCAAACACCACCCTGATCGTATCTGTGCGCTCACCTCTGAAGCCTTTTCTCACGGTTATCAAATAGCCGTTCTCTCTGAGCTGCTTAAACTGCTTGGCCACTGCTTGCTGGCTTATCCCTAAGTCATTGGCTAACCGCTTCTGGCTTACCCATGTAATCCCTGCTCTGTTGGCAAACGCACAGATGGCCGCCAGCACCTGCAGCGCACCATGCGTCAGCTTCTGGTCAAACACTGCCTTGATGGGCAGCACAGAGACCTTGCGTAAGTCTGGCGGGGCCTCCTTCTGCAGTGTCCTGGGCTTGCGCTTGGGCAGCTTGATGACCGTCTCAGGCAACGCGCTCATTCCTTCTGATCTCTCTCATGTAGTGCCGTATGCGCTGCTCTGCGCCCTCGCCATAACGTTTGTCCATCCTGGCCAGCATCTTGTCTATGGCCGCCTTGTCCTGGTCTGCCTCCCAGGTGGTCAGCAGCTCCCTGGCCGCAGCCATCTCCAGCACCCTGCGGTCTGGCAATGGCCCCTTGTGCTTGGGATACCAAGGCTTCCATGGTCGTTTCACTTCTTGGCCTCCCGCTTGGCCTGCAGGCGAATCTCCTTGGCCAGCACCTTGCGGCCCTGCTCAGTTACCACGCTGCCAGCATCCACCAGCCCACGGCGGCGCAGTGACCAGTACGTCACCCAGCTCCCAGGCTTGTCGTTGACCAGCTTGAACTTCCAGCCCATGGCGAAGTGTCGCAGCATGAAGACCTGATGCGGTGACAGGCTCATGCGTAACCATCCTTGATGATCTTGCCTTTGGCTTCCTCCAATGCGCCGATCAGCATGAGCCGATCTGGCACTGTAGATGTCTTGATCTTGAACTGCCCTTTGTCCTTCCAGAAGCACAGCACAATCACGCTGTCTGGCTGCTCGTCAATGGCTTCGTCCAGGATGATCTTGGCCTGTACCTTGTGGTGGTCAGGAATGGTTGCGGTTTTGAGTTTGCTCATGTTTTTGCCTCTCGTCTGGCCTGCCGCTGCTGCCAACTGTAGTGCTGCCAAGTGGTCACTTCGCAATCCATGTGCCACAGCTCGGCCCCAGTGACTGACTTCTGCCGGGTTCTGGCCTTGCGCATGGCCTTCATGTAGATCTGCCGCACGCGCTCCTTGGTGCAGCCAAGCTCCTGACCCACTTCGTCCAAGGTGCATCCGTCCATCACCATCAGGCGAACTACAAGGTCTTCCCGGTCGGTGAAGCAGATGGTCTCCAGCAACTTGATGACCAGCTCACGCTGCTCTACCTGCTCAAGATCATCCTGCATCTCGAATGACCAGCGCCAAGAAGGCAGAGCCGGTAGCTCCTCATCCCGGCTGTACCAGATGCGCTTGACCTCGCTGGGCAGCGAGGCTGTCTGCAGCTTGCCATAGTAGGGTGATGCGAAACCGGTCACGCAATGGCCCTCGCTCGCTTGGCACGGATCTCTCTGGCCACAAAGTCCAGCGCCTTCTCCAGCTCGCCAATGGTGCAGGCATCGAGCTGCGCGTCATGCACTTCCATGCCCAGGTTCATGGCCGTCAGCTCCGGGCCCGTGAACAGGAAGCGGTCTCGCTCCAGGCCACGTCTGCTCATGGCCAGCAGTGCGTCCTGGGCAGCCGTGATCTCAGCGCGGTAGCCGTCTCCAAGCTCGCAGGTGATGGCCATGGCCTCAGCCACGTTCATGGCTGCGATCAGAATGTCAATGTCATCACGGCGGCCCGTGCCTGCGACCATGCTGGTCAGGGCTTGGTGGTTCTTGATCTTCAAGGTGGTGGCCTTGCCGTGCTCACGCATGGGCGTGAAGCCCTGCATGACATGGCGCATGGTGTCCATGATCACGCCCTTGGGCCGGTAGCTACTCCTCTTTCGCATCATCCCCCCAGATCATGGCGGCCAGGGCCACGGCCAAGCACAGCAAAGCAAGCGACAGCGCCAAGCCAATGATCATGCCGAGTACAAAGCTCATTCCAGCATCTCCTTCACAGTCACCACCAGCCTGGGCTCTAGGCTGTATTGCTTCTGCACCAGCAGGCGCACCACCTGGGTGTCGTCAATGTAGGCCACCCCATTCATGGCATCCAGCACGCCCTTGGCTACGTTGTCCAGGTCTGGCTTGCCAGGGATCTCCTGGCCATCCAATGCCCTGGCACGCTTGGCCTTGCTCCAGCTCTTGGGCACGCCCTTGTAGATGTCCACCCGCACGCTGACCGGGGTCTC